GTCTGCTCAGTCTGCGATCGTCCGACCACCGCAGACTGAGCAGACCGCTAGACGCTCCGGCCTCGCGCAACAGATCGGTGCCGTCCTCGCGCAGAAATAGGGTCCCATCCTCGCGCAGCAGGTCGTCACCCCCCAGCGCCGTGAAGCTGTCGCCGCCAGGGTTGCCAGCCTCGATGTCGGCGAGAAACTGCCGATAAAACACCCGCTTGCCATCCGCGATCATGTGCGGATACGACCGCACCCGCTTGATCGGCTGGCTGTTGTCGGTGAACACAGCAAGGTCAAGGGCATACAGGTTGCCGTTCTGCCAGTCGCCGCAGACAACCTCGCCATAGGCCAGCACCGCGCAGTTGGCCCGGTGCCGATGCTCGACGCCGTTGTTGTCGATCCATGCCAACTCGTGCCAGAGCCCGGTGCTGATGTCGTAACACCACGTTTTGTCAGCGGTCGGAAACGCGAGCGCGAACCACATATGGCCGCCGAGCTGATACGTGTAGCCGACCGCATCGGAAATCACAGAATAAGTGGCAAACTCGGCCTCGATGGCGAAGGTGCTGATGCGCTTCGCCTGGTAGCCGGCGCCGGCAATGACGATACCGCGCCCCTCGCGCGTCTGGCTTAACCAGTAGACCGAGTTGTCGATGGTCGCGACGCTATATTTCGCCACGCATCCGTGCTGGATGAACACCGCCGCCATTTCCTGGAACGGAAAGTCGGCCGCACCACTGTTATACCATACCTCGGTCGTCACCTGACCGATCAGCCAAATCTCGCGCTTGGCGACGCACAACGTCACCAGCAGGTCCGAATAGCTCTCCTTGTTGGCGAAAAACAGCGGATCATAGGTGATCGCCAGACTGTCGGATGACTGGAACTGCGGCGTGCCAGACACGTTGTTGACCAGGAAGGTGTCGAGGTAGTCGACCCGGTCGCCGCCACGAAAGTTCGGATCGGCAATCTGCGCAAATGCGTTGGTGGTCAGCGTCACCGCCCAACCGGCCCCGCTGCCATCCACGATGACCAGGTTGATGCCGTTCTCCGCCATGCTGACGGGCGTGGTGCGTGCCGTCGCCAGACCACCGAGCAACGTCCCAACCCACGAGGATGATACTGCATAAACCGCGGAGCCGGCCACCACGTAAAGCTGCCCGTTTGAGCAGAGCTTCATGCCGCGGATGGGCGAGTTGTTCGGCATAGTGCCGAGCAACGTAGTCCCTGGCGTGGGGTAATAGGCATATGCCGATGGCTCGCCCTGCGCCTGCGGCATCTGCTCGGCGTAGAGGTTCAGGCACCGCTGGGCGCTCGCTATGACGCTGTGAGCCTGATACGCGCCGCCGGAGAGTTGGACCCTGCTCACTTCTGAATCTTCAGCATGGAGGGATCCATGACGGCCGTTGATAGGCCGCCCTCATCCGCAACGCGCGCGCCGTGATACCCCAGAAGTCGCAATGCCTTTTGTGTCGTGGGGCTTTCAAACTCAACGTCAGACAACGGCGAGAATGGCCCCATTTTGTTGACCATTGACCCGAACCGCGCTCGCTCTGCGGCAGTCATTCGTTCATCGACCGCATCGCCATACTTGCTAAATAGGTCATCCACCCACTTACTATCTTCCAAGGACATGCTGCTGCTGCGATTAAGAACCGGACGCAACGCAAGGTCGCGCGCTTTTGCTGCAATAGCGGGATCATCATGCGCAATTCTATCGGCCTTAGTGATAGCCGCATCGCGCTCCGCATTTGTCATCTGTGACGGCACCGCATCCCCGTAGATACGAGCTTCCGGAGACAACTTGACCGCAATCGTTCGCGCGCCCGGAACCTGACTTGCCTCCATGGGGCCACGAGCCGAGAAGTCATCCGCGCCCGTCATTCGTTCACGCATTCCAGCCAATCCACCGGCCTCTGCCTTGCTAGGCGTATCGGCAAGATAAACTGCCCCACGCGACTTGCCGCCAAACGACGTAAACGGCTGATCCGTGAAGTGATAAAGAACCTTCCCAGGTGCTGCCGTCCCACCTATCAGCGCATTGCCATACTGCCGCGCCGCGTCCACCCAAGTCTGCGGCTGCTGCATCGCAGCCCAAGTGTTCAGCAGGTTCTGCGCGTGCCACGAAGCCGCATCGGCCCACGTCGGAGCGCCCTGCTGCAGCAGGTTGTTCGGGTCGCCCTGGTAGTCCATCGGCGGGCGTAGCAAGTTGTCGGCCAATCACGCCGCCCCGCCCACCACGCGCATCGGCCGGTCCTCTGGCTCGCCATCCGGCTGCGCCTTGGCGTCGCGGTCCAACTCCACCAGCACGTCATGCAGCACGAAGCATTCGACGCCGCGCAACTCGACGCGCTTCAGGAACTCCAGAGCCGCTACTGCTAGGCGAGGTGTCATGCTCCGATGATTCCGTGTGCTGTAAGTGCCGCCTGCAACGACATCACCCGGCCGGCGAGCTGGGCCAAGGTGACAGTGCTGGTCGCGAAAGCCGTTGCCTTGTCTGGCGTGCCAGTCATCGCGGCCCAGCCGGTGTCCCGCGCGCCGATGACCTTGGTTCCGGCTACCGAGTAGGACAGCAACGTATTGAACGCGCCGGTATCAGGGACCGACCACACTTCTGTCGCCCCCGCCATGTAGCGAAGTCGGTCAGTGCCACTCGTCTGATATTGCAGGTAATTGCCAGGCGCCGAACTCAGATCAGGACCGCCGTTGAAGTCCACGACCATGCCGGCCGCCATGTTCAGCGCGATCACCGGATTGGCCGACACATACGGCGGGATCACGCCGCGCGCATCGTAGACCGAATAAGCCTGGGTATTGAGGCCGCAGAGGATGACGCTCTTTACATAGAGGTGTGGCGCTGCCGCGTCAGTGGACGGGAACAGCATGCACATCCCGTTCGTCTCGTCGGTGTTGATCTGCTGCAATGTCGTGCTGATGTGCATATTGACGCGGTTGCCGAAGCCTCCCCAGACTGCGCCATTACTCGCATCATCCAAGCCATTGAAGCGGTTGGCTGTCTCAATGGCGCTGAACCCTCTGCCGCCGTTAGTGCCGCTATTGAGGCCAGTGGTATCGAGAGCCGAAACATGGATGCCCTGGGTAGTCGCCACGCTGTTCTTGCGCGTCGTGACCGACAGCCCCACGAGGCCGCTCGACGCCGGATTGTCGGAGTTGTTGTCGGCGACAATGTTCATCGCCCACAGCGCGCTATCGTTGGCCGCGTTGATGATCGCGTTCAGCGTTAGCGCACTGCCGATCTGCCCCAAGCCGCCTGTGCCGTCGAGAATGTAGTCCCAGCGGTGCATATCGCACGCGGTCGTGGGGTTAGTCCTCTTGGCGTGAAACTTGATGATGCCATTTGTGTTTTGCAGCATGTTGTCGGTAATGTCGCCGCCGCTCGTCGGCCCCATCGTCAGGATCGCACCGCCGCCTGCGAAAGTTGTGCCGCCGTCCATCTGCCAGCGAACGGGTTTTGTGAGATCCTGACCCGTCCAGGTGACAGCGTGGAAAGTGCCCTCTGGCACATAGATCGTCTGGCCTTTGACCGCTGCCGCGCGTGCCGCATTGAACGCCGCGCTGTCATCGGTCGTGCCATCCAGAACGGCACCGAAGTCCTTCACGTTCAGCCAATCGCCGAAGCGATCCGGCAACGTCCTTGCTGTCGTGCTACCCGTCGCCGTCTGGCTGATCGACGCCTTAGCGTTCAGCGCGGTGTTCACCACCAAGTCGAGAAAATCCGGCGTGATCAGCGGACCGCCCTGAGCACGTGGGATAAGATCAATGGTTCCCGACATCAGCTAGACCACCCTCCCATAAAGCCAGGGCTACTGCCAGCGGCGATCCCGCCGCCCATCCGTGAGAAAGTCGGGACCTGCGCCTCTGGTATCTGCACGTTCGCCATCCGCAGCACGCTCAGCGCCTGCTGCATCGCCGCCACATGCGCCGGCTGCGGCGGATTGCCGAACAGGACCGAGAACCGCACCGCCAGCGTCCAGATCAGCGCCTCGACATATTCCGGTGGCAAGTTCAGCGCATCGGTCAGCGTCGTGTAGACCGGCAGCGTGGCCTTGGTGGTGATGTGCAGTTCCCACTGCCCTTGCTGGGGTATTGGCCAGAAGAACAGGTTACCGAGCGGGAACGCGCTGTCGTAGAACAACGTCGCCGGGAACGTGACAAGCTGCTTTAGCGCAATACGATTGTATTCCTGCCGCGCCGAGATAATGTGCAGCGGATAGTCGATCAGGTTCGGGGGCGCGCCCTGACCTTGCGGGAACCCATTCCCAGGCAGCCCCGGCGTGATAGCCAGCAAGCCGCCGTCGTTCCAATAGGTGCCCGGCGGCAACCCTACTGGGCTAGTCGGCAACGCCGCCGCCAAGCCTGGCCCCAGCGTGACGACACCGCCGTTCAGCGAAAAGTCGTCGCTGAAGTCTAGCGAGAAGTCACCCGTTGAGGTTGACGGAAGCAGCCTCGCAAACGCGCTCTCGATCTTGTCGGGACGGGGGATGTCGAAGTTACCTCCCGCCCCAATCGAGTACGAGATTGCCCCCGTGGATACGATGGAGGTATCTGCCAGGTCCCACACGAGCCAGCGCCGACGCTGCCACTGCGCCATGAGCGTCTGCAGCAGCGTCAACCCGTCGTTACTGTCTTGTGCATTTGGCGTTTGCCCGACGCCGTTCACGTTCGATAAACGCAGGCAGAACGTGATCAGGTCGCCCGTGGTGACGAGGTTCACTAGGCTAGCGCCACTTCACCCAGGCACCGCCTAGGAACTTCCATTCCTGCGACACACCTATTGCGCCCGCAGTCGAGGCCACCGCACCAGCAGCGCTGTCCTGAACCGTGAGCGCCGTCACGATCTGACCGAAACCGATCGTGACCGACTGCGCCACCAACGGATTTGGTGGCAACTTGACCGTGAGTGTGGCGATGGTGCCCGCTGGGTTCACGTAGAGCATACGATCGCCCTGCGCCATCGTGATCGTCGCCCCGGTGAGCGGAACGACGGTCACGACCGGAGGCGCGACGACGAGCGCGTTCAACTCGTCGCCGCTGTGCATCCTTGTGCCGCTATCTAGGATGGTCATGCGCCACTCCTCAGTTTGCGGCCAACCGGACGGCGAGCTGCGGGCGGATCGGGGCCATGCCATACAGAACGTCGATACGACACGGCAGCACGTCAAGATTGATGTCGTACTGACGCACGATACGCATTGATATCCCGTCCTTCACGGCGCGCGCAGCCATGTCCACGCCACCCGGCATGACCAGGTCGGCAGTGGCGAAGGTGAACGCATCGGGGTGATAGGCGAGCGACACACCGCTGGCGGTGGAGAGCGTTCCTGCGAACGTCAGCGCCGCGTTGGACGCCGGAGCCGCATTGACGTTCTGCGTCGCACCCGCGGTGTAGTTCAGCGCCGGGGCGAACGAGATCGTGCCAGCGCCGCCTGCATAGGCCGCAGTGACGACGAACTGCTGCAGGACGCCGGTATTGGCCTTGGTCTCGGGATGCACGCGATTGACGCCGGCCATGGTGAACACGTCGCCGACCACCATCGCACCCGCGCCGGTCGCAACAACGGCCGTCGTGGCCCCGTTGGCAGGAACGCCGTTCAACACGTAGGCGGTGTTCCGCGCGCCGGTCGTGAACGTGGTCAAAAAGGTGTTCTCTGCCCACTCAAACCCAGCCGACAGGCCCATCACGCCGTCGGTGTACTGGCGGCTGATCTGCGTTGACTGCTGGAACAAACCCTTCAGGCTGTCCACCATGTCAACGTTGTCCTGCGTGTTGATGCGCAACTGCCACTGCTTGCTCTGCGGCGTCAGGTTGTCCAGCAGAAGCTTGCGGGCCTGCAGCACGTTGCGGAACGTCTGCGCCGAGCCCTGGCCATTAACCTGGTTCCACACCGCCGGCATCACGGTGGAGATGCAGTCGTTTTCGATGTTGGCCGCGAGCACCGCAATGGCCGGCTCGATGTAGCGGGCCGAGAAATCGTCGATGTTCATCGTCAGCTCGGAGGTGCTGAACGAGAAATCGACGTGGCGCTGCGTGTTGACGGTGAGGGTGGTGTTGGTTTCCACCGAGTTCTGCATCGAGAGCGCCGCGCCGGTTGCGGTGGTGTACTGCACCGGCAGGCGGATGCGGAGCGAGGTGCCGATCTTCGCGCCCGAGTTGGCAAATGAGTCGTCGTATTGGCGATTGATCGACCCGACGAAGTTCAGCTTCTGGTGAAGGATGACCAGGGCTTTCGCCGTGATCATGTTGATATTGAGGAGGGTGTTCGTGGCGTTCGTGGCCATGGCCGCGACCTTTCGCAATGGGGAAGGAAAGGCCCCTCACGCGGTGCGCGTTCTTGGGGCTGCTTTTCCGTCCGTCGCGAAAATCGGGTAGCCACAGCGACGAGGCGTCAGGCACGACACAGCGGGCTTTAGAGCCTCCCGCGAGGGCTTGGGCGTTTAGCCGGCGTCCGCTGCTTTCACGGTGTAGCCGACAGGCATGCGAAAACGGAGAGAATCGCCAATATTGGCATTAGCTTCGTTGACCCGTCCGACAAGGCTCTGTTTCTGGTGGAGAAGCACGAGCGCCTTGGCCGTAATCATGTCCTCCGTCAACGAATAGCCCAGCATCTCCGCGCGCTTGGTCTCTAGCTTTGCCAGGCGCCTCGCCAGACGCTCCTTTAGGCGCTCCAGCTTACTGAACTGCTTACCCAGATCACGTTGCGCCGCGATGACTAGCTTACGTTTGGCATCGATGCGCTTCAGGCGAGTCTTGCGTTTCAAGGGCATCGCTTCTTCTCTGCTATCTTCGCTCCCAGCGTTTCGACGTATGCAGCAATGCCTGCGCGAACTTCTGACGGCACTCGCGCATCATCCTGGGGAGAAGGAACGCGGACCAATCCACTGGGCGGCCATGCGGTGTCCGTATAGGCGTTGTAAACCCATCCACTGCCGACCGGCACCCTAAGATTACCGTCCAGATGCTCCGGCATTCGCATTAGGCCCGCCTCCGCTCCATCGCCTGCTTGCTGTAGTAGTCCATCAACTGCTCGGCTGAGGCGGTGTATTCGTTGAATGTCGGGTTAGCGACGCCGGTCACCGGCCGGATCGGAGCAGGCGCCCGCGATACCGGGGTGCGTGCCGGCCGCGCTTCCGGCAACGACGCCGCGAACTTGCCCAGCGCGATTGCCCGGCCTCGCTCGGTCCTGATGCCCGCGATGCGCTCGAGCGCCTCCGGGTCGTCTGCCAGGGCGCCGGCAACGCGCGCCCCGTCGTCCATCTCGACCAGGATGTGCGACATTTCCCTGTCAACGCCCATCGCCTGCAGGTTCTCGCAGCGCTCCTTCCAGTCGGAGTGAGCCGCTTGCCCTGCCCTGTGGAACGCCATGACGCGCTCCCTTGTGCGCTCCTCTGCGGCCAGCTTGGACGCCTCAGCACGCACGACTGCCTGCAATTCCTCGGGCGTCTGTGGCAGCGCCGTAGGGGCAGCAGGGGGGGATTGCTGGCCCCCACGGCGCAACTCCTCGATCTCGGCAGCCTGGGCCGCCAGGCGCGCGGACATGGCGGCGAAACGCCGATCTGCGCGTGAGGGCTTCGGCTGCTCCTCGGTCGGCTTGGTTTCCGTCTCAGTCTCAGTCGCAGCGCCTGCATCGACCGGCGCGGTGGCCTCCGTCTCAGTCACAGCAGCTTCAGGCGCTTCGCCTCCGGGCTGCGGGCCGGTTTCAGTCTCGCTCAATCAAGCCTCCACGATAATCGGCATAGTCCATGCCTTCACCCGGACGCGCGGCTTGCGTCGCATGAACCCGATAGGTCGTTGTATGTCGGGATATGTCTCAGCGCCGGCTTCTGCCGCGTAGCAATCGCCGCGATGCTGCACCGGCTCACTCTCCCACTCGTAGAACGGCAGATCGTCAGCCACCCACATCCGCGTCATTAGACGCTCCACTTCAACGCTCGGGCGGGGAATGCCGCATCGGGCCGGGCGCTCGCTCGTTCGACGCACAACATCAACTCCGCGACATGCTCGAGCAGGAGAGAAACGCGCGCCTCAAGTGCCGCGATGCGCTGTAAGTCTACCGCGAGCGCGGAATTGCCGTAGATCGCCACCTCGTTCTCACCCTGCATCACGCCTCCCGCTGCGGCTGGTTCTGGGCCGCCTGATACTGCGCCTCACGTTGCGCCGCAGCAGCCTTGGCCGCCTGCTCTGCCGCCTTCTTATCCGCCGCTGCCTTGTCGTCGGCCGCCTTCTTATCCGCAGCCTCACGCTCAGCCGCGGCCTTCTTCAGCGCCTCCATCTCCTCGAGCTGCTGCGCCCGCGTGGACAGTGGCGGGAAAGCCTCGTTCATGCCACTTGGCAGCTTCGTCGTGTCCATCTCCAGCGCCACCACATCGGCCGCATGTGGCGTGTTCTGGGTGAACGACGCCGCCCACGCCGGACCCTGCGCGCTGATGTCGTCCGCGAGCGCGACCGCCGACACCTCGCCCGCATAAATCGCCGCAGTGACGCCACGCAAGAAAGCCGCAATGGACTGCGCTACGGTAGGCTGGCTGCCGACCACGTCACGAATGGCAGAGGGGGATGCAGGCATGGTGTTACTCCCTGTTCAGTACGTGATCATTCCCGCGCCATACTTCACGCGGCCGCTGTCGTGCGTATCCAACCCAGGCGCGTTCGGCGGCGCAGCTAAAACCACCGAGACATCGCTGTAGCCCACGTTGCCAACGGCACCCTGCTGCATGGCCTTGGCAGCCTCCAGCGCATCGAGACGCGCCGATAGGCGGTTCAGCGCCTCCCAAACCTCACTTATGTCGGTGTCGGTCATCACTGCACGGTCTCCGGTTGGGGTTCAGGCGGCTGCAGCGACGCATTCAGCGCCGCGTGGGCCTGCAAGTGCGGGGCTATCTCGGTCTGCAGCATGTCCGAGACCATCTGACGCACGATCACCTGCAGCGATGCCGGGTCGATATTACCCACTGCCGCCAGGCGGCGCGTCTCGGCGTCGTAGTCCTTAATCTCGATTTCGTCGCTCTTATCCTTCAACTGCTCCTGCATCCGCGTGCATTCTGCCTTGAGGCGTGCAATCTCCGCATCGGCCTGTTGCAGCGTCTGGTTTGCATGGACTGTCGTCTGCTGTAGCGCCTGCTGCAGCTTGATGACCTCTGGATCAGGCGTATCCGCCTTGTATTGCGGCGGCAGGCCACGACGCAGCCGTTCCGCCAGCTCGTCCGCTCCCGGGAAGTCCGAGTTCTGCGCCCAGAAGTCGCCGACCACCTGAAACGCCGCCGGGTTCTGCGCCATGATCTGGGCGAATGCGTTCGCCGCCTCCTCCCGCTGCGTGCCAAACGACGGGCCGACATCCGCCTCCACGTCGTAGCGCCCCACGTTGGGGTTGAAGATGACCTTCGGGTTAGGCGCGTTGGGATCGGCAGTCACAGCATCGGCCTGCTGCGGCGTAACCGGCTGCGGACCCTGCGGCGTCATGGCAATCTGCTGATGCGAGGTCGGTGCATTCGGCACCAGATGCACGTCGCTCTCGCTTCCGTCCTCCGCCATGATCTTGATCACGCGCGCCGTGTCGTAAATCTTCGGTATGAGGTCTAGCACGATGCGGCCGATCTGGCGTATGCCCTTCGCCTGGTTGTCAATGTAGTGGTAGGTGCTGTTTTCGCCCTGGCGCTGGCGCTGCTGTATCGCCGTGCCGCTTATCTCGTTGGACGGCGCACCGACGAGGGCCTGATACTGGCCCGACACCATCATCATGTCCTCGCGGGCGATTTCCATCCCTTTGACGTATGCCTCAGCCATGACGGGAGGCTGTTCACGCGCGGGGCGACCGTTCGGGATGGTCTGACCTGTGTCGTCTACGTCGTTATAAGGCAGCCACGGCATATTGTCGGTGTTGGCGTTGTCCCAGAATTTCTCGTAACCCTCGAACGCGCGTGCTGGCCCGGTGAACGGCGTCTTAGTCTGCAACGCGACCTGTTCAGTCGCAGCCGAACTCCAGTAGTTATACATCCGCTGCGCATCGAGCAGGCAGCGAGTGTGTCCGCGCCGGTCCATCTGGCCGTCGATCACCACTTCCTCGCCGATGAACGGCACAATCGGGATGTAGCGGCCTGGCCATGGCTCGCGATCAACGATGCGGTCGCCGACGATCTTGAACCACTCGATTACCGGGGTGCTGACCCGGCGCACCATGATCTTCTGCGGGTCCTCATCGTCAAGATCGCCCTGCGCCTCGATAGCCTCCTTCATGCTATCCCGCTCATCGTCATCCATGTCGCTCTCAAGGCGCGAGGAGCCATCAGGCAGGCGATACAGCTTGTCGTTGTTGTTCGTGCGCCGGAAATACTCGGCTTCGCGGATGTGATCTTTGTCGTTCCAGCCGTCCGAGTGATCGAGCGCCGCCGATGTCGGGACTAAGTCTTTGTATTGCGACATATCGCGCGGCTTATCGACAAACACGAACGTAAAGTTCGAGTCCGACTTGTCGTACTGCTTCGCGTCCGGGTCCATGTAGACCGTGTTTTGATCCGCAATGCGGTGGATGTAGATGTCGAGGTCAAACGTCTCCTCGTCGGCGTAGTCTGTCACTACGCGCACGTAGCCGATTCCGGTCTCGACCTGGTGGTAGATCGCCGTGGAATAGGCATCGACGGCTTTTGACTGATATTCGATGCGCCGAACGATGCCGGAGAACACCTGTGCGGCCTCGTAGCTCGCATGGCCACCGACCGGCGTCACCTTGATCTGCGCTTTGTGCTGGCGTGCGTCGTTGACGATCTGCAGGATGTGTTGCCTGGTTTTGTTCATCGTCAGCATGGGGCGCGCGCCGCGCTTCTTCTGAACGTCGGTATCCCACTGCCATTTGTTGACGCTATCGCCGTTTGCGAACTTCGCATCGGCGAGCGCGTTGGCGCGTGCTGTGCTTTCCCATGCGACGCAACGCTCGAATCTGGCTTTCGCCTCGCGGATGATCTCGGCATCTCCGGCTTGCGGGCGTCGGGCCATCAGGCAGCACTCAGACGGAAGACCATTTCCTGCATGTCGCCAGGCTCGTCCGGCGCGAAGGAAACACGCAGCCGCTGCCCTCTGTATGTCTCCTCACAGGTCTCGGTCTCGAGGCGCCGTCCGCGGGCGTCCAGTCGATCGCCATACCCCAGAGCCACAACAACAGGCTTTAAATACCGCGACGCAAAGTCGTTCAACGGCAGTGCTAGGTCATGCATATCGATCATCACAGCCGCCTCAGCGCGCGTGATCGGTAACACGTCCTCCGACGCGATCAGCACCAACGCCTGTCGCGCAATCATGGCCGGCGTGATGAACGTGTTGGTTCTCATGCCCCCATCCACGTTGCACTGCTGCGACCTTCGGTGTGGAACACCGGGCGGTGGTATGTCGGCTCCAGCGGCTTGCGCTCGGTCTCCCGCAGCCCCATCGCCAGGCACCGCATCGCATCGGCAGCGTGGCTCGACCAGTCATGCACGGGATTGTCTTTGAATACACCCATCTTGTCGTTGAAGTCGCGATGGTAGTGGACCAGGCACTCGCGCAGCCGTGCCGTGCGCTTGGCATCGAACCAGCAGCGCGGCAGCAACATCTTCACTGCGTTTATCCCGTCGTCCACTTCCTGCCGCGGCAGCACCCTGACCTTGCGACCGTTGGCGCGCAGCAATTCCTCGCGCGTCTTGCCGGTGCCAAGCTCACGCGCGCCCGCGTCATGCGGCAGCAGGTCGGTGGAGTAGCGATACGGCTTGCTGTCGAGCCATTGGACGTAGTGCGTCAGTGGCTCGCCTGTGGCTTCGTAGTAGTCGATGATGTGGACTTCGCGTCCGACAAGCTGTACGCAAACAACTGCTGTAGCGTCACCGATACCAAGGTCCCATGCAGTGCTGACAGGCACGCTAGGGTCGTATGGGACGCTGCAAAGTCTTCCGTCGCTTTCCGCATCAGCGAGTTCAGTGCGGTAAATTGCGCCTCGGATAGCGGCATCGAAGGAGCAAAGGAACTCTTGGTCATAGGCGTCCTTCGTCATCATGTTGCGCATATCAGCAAGCTCGGCATCGCTTAGGATGCCGGTCTTGTCCGCACGCAGCACGAGAGAGAACCAATCTGGGTTGTTCTGCGCGGTGCTGTGAACGTTGTAGAAGTCATTCCTACCCTTTGGAGTGCCGATAAAGACAGCCCATCCCTCCCGATCTGCCAATGATGGCCGGATGACTTCAGGCCACGCTCTCGGGTCAATGTCTCCATACTCATCGAGGATCACGCCGTCGTGGAACGTGCCGCGGAGACGGTCGAATGTCTCGGCGCCATACAATCTCACTCGCGAGTCGTTGGGGAATTTAACCATTAGTTCAGATTCGCGTTGTTCAACGCCAGGAATGGCCGCTGTGAACCGCTTTAGGTACGACCACGATGTGTCCTTCGCCTGGGCGTATGTCGGCGCCATGTAAGCGAACCGACTGTCAGGCTTTTTCGCTCTCAGGGCGGCGTCGATCAGGTCCATGAGGCACGCGACGGTCTTTCCGGCGCGGCGGTGAGCGACGATGCAAGCCCAGCGTTGCTTACGTTTATGGAAAGCCTTGAACTGCTCCCTAACGCTGTAGCCCAGATTGATGGTCGCTTTGGCCATATCTGGAGTGCTTTAGATAATTCTCGTGCGCTGGTATCGCACGCAGGTTCCACGGCACGTGCAGGCCGCAGATGCCCTTCCCTCGCAATGGAATGATGTGGTCAACGTGATACTTGACGCCTGTCTCTCGCTCTAACCGCCTGGCCTCTGCATAGATCGCCTCGATTGCCTTACGATCGGCCCACCATGGGGTTGCTTTAGCCTTCAGCGTCTGTCGCCAACGGCAATCTGCTGCCACTTTGTCGCGGTTTGCGACCTTCCATTCCTTCCGCGTCCCGATGCGCCGCTGTCGCACGTCTGTCTTATGGGCCGACTTAATCTGCGTGTCGCGCCAACGCTCGGAGTTCGCTTCTTTCCATGCCGCTAAATACGGTTTGTGCTGCTCCCTACGTCTCTCCATACAGGCCGGACAGGCGCAGTTTCCGTCACTTGTCCGATACGGGTGGACGTTGCCCTCTTGGCATTGCCGCCCAGTAAAATACCGCTTCAGCCCAAGCGCCTTAGCCTCTGCTCGTGTGATGATGTCCATGCCGCATCATAACACATTTGCATTGGAACTACGACGCTTCTCTCGGCACCCCTGTTACGACCTGGATCGTAAGCGGTCCGCCACCTTCGCCAGTGTGAGACGTGACGGCCAAGTCCGGAATTGTCTTGCGTAGGAGGCCCAGCGCGGCACGCACCTGATCCGAAGTCATCCGCACGGTTTCAGTGTCATCTAAGGCAAATGCGTTCAAACGGTTGACGAGCTGACTGGTCTGAATCTTTGCCCGCGTCATTTCGTCGTGCTTGGGGCTTAAGCGGGCCGCCATTACCGCGCCTCTAGCCAGTGCTGCGGGACGGTGATTTCCTGCATTGCGCCGAAGCAGAGGACAGCGACGCGGACGCCGCGTGGCCGGAGTTCGATCACCACTGCGTCGTGTCCGTCGAATGCACCGGCAGCCAGCTTGCAAGGGGCGCCAGGCTGCCAGGCGGCACCGGGCTGTTGGATGCTGCGGCGAGCATCCTCGCCGGCCTGTAGGGCTTCCACAATGGGCGTAGCGACGGTGGCTGGCCTGCCCTGGTCCATGAGGAGACGAGCGACGCCGCGCGTGTTGGTGACGGGCGTCCATGGATCGCGAGGACCGAGAGCGACAAAGATATATCCCTGGAACAGCGGGACATCGACCTGGCGCGTGAGGGTGCGGAGGACGGGATCGCGGCGTCGGACGCGGATGAGGGGGAGGTAATGGGTGTAGCCTTGGCGTCGGAGGTTTTCGGCGGCCCAGTGCTCTGCCTGGGGGTGCGTCTGGCAGACGTGCCATGTGACGCTACCGCTGGGCTCGGGCGCCGATCGAGGCTGGCGCCACGTCCCTTGGTGTGTGGTTTCTAACCGGGTGTGTGGTTGGGTGTCAAGCGCCATCACTTCCACGGCTTCGCCATCGACGATGGGGAACATCTTGAGGCGCGCTGTTGCCAGCCTTCGGGCGTCCTGCGCGGTGGTCGCAGGACTGCCGGCGGGCCGCGCTATGCCGTAGGTCATGGCACCCTGCCAACGCCGGGGCTGTGAGCGTCGCTGGCGGCGTCGGCCTGCATGG